ATTGAAATACCAAGTGCTGAAAAGATTATAGATGAAGCTAAAGAACAAATATTAGACCCTTTTACTGAGCCTTTTAAGGAAGCACTAGAAAGCAAACCTGAATTTCAAACTGCTTTAGGTGATTGTATCGCTAATGCTAGGGAATCTTTAGGTGATGGTTGGAGATTTACAGCTTTTGGGGCCGCTTGGATTGTTTCATGTATGCTTCAAAAAGGTTTCACGGTATCTTATGATTATGTTAAAGGAAAAATATGAACGATATACAATTTCTTGTTGTATGGATTATGAGCTTCTTTTGTTATTTAGTAATTTATACTTATTGGATACCCTTAAAAACTCAAAAAAAAATAGAAACGTGGCTGTTAAGTAAAGAATCTGATGAAGCACTTAACCAAGGATTAGAAGTTATAGTTAAGAGCATTAGAGAACAAACACTTCAAGACTTTGAAGAGTTTATGTTACCAAGGGCAAGGGATAGTTTACAAAAATTCTGGAGTGGTGCCATGGGTAACGCTGCTAAAGAATTGGGGAAAGGTGAAGAAGGATCCCAATTAAGTTTATTACATAATATGACAAAAGACTTGAGTGGACAACCTTGGTACGTACAAGCTGCCGCAAGTAAACTACTTCCAATCATACAAAACGCAAGTAATACGCAGAAAAACGCAACGGAAACGCTCTCCAAAGGCTTAGGATTGCAGAAATAAAGCAATAATAATAAAGAATAACTCATTATATATTTATTATATGTATGTTAAATCCTATTATTGTAGTGTCCCACCCTCTTTTTTGTTCTTTTAAAACCGTGTGGTTTAAATATTACTTTCTATAATAAGAATTATCGAAAGTATTAGGGGCTTAGACTCTTTTCTAGTTTAATTTAACATACATATAATATATATAGAACACGCTATTCTAGAAATATGGTACGACAAGTCGGGAGACCTCCAGAACTGGATTCTGAAGGCAATAGAATAAGCAAGTGCTTAGTCAATGTGACTATAGCAACTAAATTAAGAGATTTCTTAATTGATAACGAAATAAACAGGTCGAAACTATTTACAGAGATAGTAACTGATATGTTCAAAAAGGAACTATGTCCTAAATGTTATAGTCGAAATATATGTAATTCAATGTTTGGGATTGTATGTGAAAATTGTAATAGTGTTATTCAGTATAAGAGCTGTTCTGAATGTAAAGAAGGCTACCATAGGCCAGCTATGGACAAACATAACAACGTCATTGAAGGCAATTTGCCAATAGCGATAAAGGGGTCTGATAAGTTCGGATGCCAAAGATGCCAAAAATAGATTGTATCGGTGGTTGTGGTAGAGAAGTTCGCAACCCTCCAAGTAGAAATATAACCGGTTTTTGTGCTGTTTGTTTAGGTCTTGAACGCAAAACACCCCTAGTTATTGTAATAGATGAAGAGATCTTAAATAAATTAGAGTTAAAAGAAAGACAATTAAACTTTTTAGCTGATAAAACCAAATAGGGTTTTTGGGGTGTTCACCTGGAGAGAATAATGTCTTATAGGGTTTCCCCCTTTTAGGGGTATGGTATTACGGGCCAAGAGAGCTAAAAACGGCAGGATGATGTATTTCAAAGATAATAAACTTATCTCGAAAGCACGTTATCAAGCTGCCAAAGGTCGTACCAATCGAACCCGAAAGAGATCTCCAGCCCGTAAACCCTCTAAAAATGGAGTTAAAAGAATGAAAAGAACATTACCTCACCCAAGCGTAACTGGTATGGCGTCGGGTTTAGCTATAGCCGCATACCTTAACAATGCCTCAACAACTGGCACCGCTGGAGCCCGTGCTAGAGCTGAAGGTGTAATCAAAGATGTTACCGATGGTGAACTTGGAAAAGCGTTTAGCACCTTGTCAGGTAACGCTATTGATATGATAACAACCAATACTGGTAGAAAGACATTAGTGACCGCTTCAGGTATTGCCCTTGTCGGTGCCTTTGCCCGTCGGCAGTTCCCACAATTAAAACTGGGCGGCCAAAAATTATTTTTTCGCATTTAATGGAGTAAACAAAAATGAGCATAGTAATAACAAGAACAGAAACCGCACTAACAACCACAGCTGGGGTATTTTCAGCTATGGACAATATTGGAGCGTCTAGCGTCTCCAGTAGCCTAGTTATACCGTCTAACGTATCGGCAGTTAAACAGATAACAATAAGCGTAGCAAGTGACGCAGCAGAAGAATACGTTCCTTTGGTTCAACTTTCGGGCAATTCACTTAGAGACGGATCCGCGGTCTTTTGTGGAACTGGCCAAGTATCTAATGCATCAGCTGTTGGGTCTAATCCTAATTCGATGACTTATGATACAAACTTAAGCGTTGTATCTGGGAATACTTTAGAGATCGCAATCGCTACCACAACCGTGGCAACTATTGACGCGGCCGTTACTTTACAGCTAGAATAGATTTATGGCAGATAAAGAATACGCCCCCTGGAGTCGCGAAAGTTCTGACGGTCTCATCACGTCAGCTGTAGACTCTCACGTTAGGGTTAGTCAGGATGTAGTCCCAGCCTTAAACGTTGGAACTATTGACCGTTTAACTGGTAAATGGGAAGGGGCACAGGTTTCTGATAGTTTATTTCTAGTAGATGCAACTCATGAAGCTGTAGGTAATGGTGCCACGGTATTAAGCCCTCAAAGGTCAGACCATGAATATATTGATATGACAGGTTTTAACGATCTCCTTATCGCTATTAACCCGAGTAATGGAGGGAACTTTGCTATTAAAGCAGTTATGGGGCCAGATACCTATCCTTTTGCTAATTTACAACCAGTTAACGCAGCCGCCACATTGAGAGGTATAATTGACCACTATTCGACTGGTAAAGCTATGGACGATCTGTTTACTGATGCCGCAGAGTCGTGTACTGTTGATGTATGGAATATATTTTATTTAGGATCGGTTTTAAGAAATCAAAAACTATTACAGTTTAGCATCACTAATAATACGGGTGGACCTTCGAATATACAATTTGCATCTTTGCGTGTTGTATGAAACTTCCTGAAAGTAAAAAAGACTTTGATAAGTTAATGAAGAACGTTGACTTTACAAGGATTCTTCAAATTACAGTTCCAATACTACAACCTGTTATAATTGGAGGGTTATGGTTATTGTTTACTAAGTTAGACAAAAGAGCTGACGCAGTATCTAAGTTTATCGCGATCGCTGAGTCCATACCAACTATTGACCTTAATTTACCAAAACCGGTTGTTTTAGCTTCTTTGTATCATTCTATAGATGAAGCACTAGATATGCTCAATGAAGTTATACAGACCCTTAGGGACATTGAAATACCAAGTGCTGAAAAGATTATAGATGAAGCTAAAGAACAAATATTAGACCCTTTTACTGAGCCTTTTAAGGAAGCACTAGAAAGCAAACCTGAATTTCAAACTGCTTTAGGTGATTGTATCGCTAATGCTAGGGAA